AAATTCGTGAAGCTAATGAAAAATCTTTAGATACTAATTCATTGATATATCTCATCATATTTGTTTCACTTTGATACTTATTAAATACATCTTGTCTTAACCAAGGTTGTGTTCTTTCTGGAACATACTTCCATTTATATTTCCCAACTGCTTCAACAATATGATCAATAGTATCATATTTGTTTACCAGATCCTGTTGTGAATTTAATAATTCTTTTATTTCATCAAGAGTCGTAAGTTCATCTAAAGTAATAATAGTGTGATCATCTTCATAACGAACATTATATCCTTCAACTGCAAGAAAACTTTTAAATCTCACTGTATCAAATCCTTCTGTTTTATCAACTTCAATACCTAACCAAGATAATCCTGTTAATAAAACTTCTCTGTAAATTAATATTCGAGTTGCAATTTTTTTGAGTCCTTCTGCTCCATGATATGCAGCATAAAATCCAGCCATATTTGCAAGTAAAGCTTGTGCAGTACAAATGTTAGATGTTGCCTTATCTCGTCTTATATGCTGTTCTCTAGTCTGTAGTGCTAATCGGAGTGCTTTATTACCTTGAGCGTCTACAGACTGTCCTACTATCCTACCAGGTATTTTTCTTTTATATTTGTCTGTTGTTGCGAAGAATGATGCGTGTGGACCACCGAACCCCATTGGCACACCAAATCTTTGCATACTACCAACTGCAATATCAAATCCCCATTCACCTACAGGTTGCATAAGAACCTGTGCCATTGGATCAACAATCGCAATCTTCATACATTTACAAACTTCTGCTAATCTTAATAATCCACTTCGATGTCTTAAATTACCGTGACTATTTGGTAATTGCACAATGACTCCAAAGGCATCAGCAAAGAAAGCGATTGGTATAGATTTATCAAAATCAATTTTAATTATATTGATACCTAATGGTTTTGCTCTTGTCTGTAATACTTCTAATGTTTGTGGAAATACTTTGTCATCAACTATAAAATCTTTTTTCTTACTTTGACTATGTGCAAGTAACATTGCTTCTGCAGCTGCAGTTCCTTCATCTAACAACGATGCATTTGCAACTGGTAATCCAGTGAGTTCTGTAATTAATGTTTGATAATTGAATAATGCTTCTAATCTACCCTGTGATATCTCTGCCTGATAAGGAGTGTAAGATGTATACCAAGCAGGATTTTCAAATACATTTCGTAGTATTACTGGTGGTGTAATTGTTCCATAATATCCTTGACCTATCAAACTTCTTTTAACAATATTATGTGATGCAATATCTTTTAATTCTGTAAGTGCCTGTTGCTCACTACAACCCTCTGGTAATCTACTATCACCACGAAGTAAAATAGAATCAGGTACAATCTCTCTAACTAATTCATCTATAGTTGATAGACCAAGATCAGCAAGCATTTTGCGTTGCTCTGATTCAGAAGGTCCGATATGACGTTGAATAAATTCTGACATACTATCCGCTAATCATTTCCTCATCCATAGTTTTATTACGAATGATAATTGTATTACTATCATAGTCAGGATAAAATTCTATGATGTCATCGTTATCCCAACACATCTCTTCATAAAGCATATTAAGTTTCTTCATGTCCTGATACATGTCAGATGGTCTATCGTCCATTAAAAAACTCCTGTGTTGTAATTGAAGAGAAGTAACTCTTTTCTTGTTTTTTGATTTCTCATATACTCTCCTACTGAACGCATAGTATATGTTAAATCAAATTCAGCACAATTCCAATCTTTAAATCTGTCTTTAACTAATTGGTCTGAATTGTAACTAATAAGCATCTCTGAATTATATATTTCACAATTTTTTGCAAAGTCATCATGGTCAAATTTTTTGTGCATAGAACCCTTCTTACCATACAAATTATCCTTAATATCATATGGTGGATCAAGATATACAAATGTTTTTTCTTTATCTCCTAACAAAACTTTATAATCAACGTTTGTAATATACCAATTCCTAATTAACTTAGTATAGACTGGTAGTTTGTCAATACCTCTCATTGAGAAGTTTGCATCACTAGCTTGTTCTGAAAATGATGAAGATTCAGTAAGACCACTAAAAGAACATTTGTTTATGATATAAAAACAAACAGCACGGTCTTTATCTGTTACATCTAAGTCATATAATTTTTCTTTTGCATCTTCAAACAATCCTCTTGCTGAACCACGATCAGGATATCTTGATTTTAGTTGTTGTAATTGACTATGAACATAGTCACCATCAACTTGTAGTCTTAACCAGAAGTTATACAATGGTTCATACAAATCATTTACAACAATTTTGAGTTTAGGATATTTTTTTGTAATGTGTAATGCCACACTACCACCACCTAAAAATGGTTCATAGTATACATCATAATCTCTAAGGTCTGGAAAGAATGGTTCCATCTTTTTGCAAGCACGAGACTTGCCACCAGGATAACGAAGTGGTGTTTTAAAAGATTTTAGAGACATTAATCAATTGTTTCCCAAATAATATAATCATCAGGGTCTATACTTTCTCTCATTGGCATATAGGGTGATCTATTTCTACCTCTGTTTAATTCATCCCATTCCATTTTAATTTCAATTAATTCTGTAAGGTCTTTTACTGAGTTAGACATTGATTGATATCCTGCACCAACAAAAATTTGTCCTGCCATTACTGCAACAGTGCAAGCACCCCAGAAAATATAATACTGATAAGATTTGATTTGTGCTTTAGTTTTAGCGAAAGTTGATTTAGTCATTACAAAATTAATTTTTTAGTAGGTGTTGATAACTTACCAAACATAGATTTATATTGTTCGATAATTTCCTCTTGAGGGTCTCCGATGTAAACTACGTATTTTTTAGTAATTTCAATTTTATCCTTTTGAAGTAAAGGAGACCAAGGAGCAAATGCAATATTTCCTTGTTGAGGTGACGGTACTGCCACGATTGGGTCTGTGATTACTATTGAATCAGTAGTCTCTTCAACAATGTCTGCAACTACATCTTCACCAGACCACATACGAATTAATTTAACTGTCATTTGAATTAATAATATTTTTATTATAGTAGAGATTGATTATAAAGTCAATTATTCAAAAGGTAAATGTGGTTTTTTAAATTTTATTCTAAACTTTCTTAAAAATATATCAAGTGCAAAGTCTCCTCCACCATAACAAAGGATACAAAATGCTCCCCCAAAGTATAATATTAGAAGTTCTAATAAGTAGATGTTGAATCCTGCAGTTACAATAGCGTGATAAATTGCTACACCTATTGTACCTACAATTGAGAGAGATGCGAATCTTGTGAATAGTCCTGCTATCACAAACCAACTGCCATATATTTCAGAATATGCTGCTATGTATGACGACAATATTGGAAATGGTAATCCAATAGGTCTTACAAAAGCATCCGCAAAATTTTCGATGTCTGCTGTTTTTTCGTATCCGTGATGTATCAACATCGTTCCTATTGATATTCTTAATATCAATATACCAAAAGATTTAATCATTTGAATTCACACTCCACCATAATTTCTGTTAACGCTGCCAAAAGATTAATTTCTTGATCTGCGACGAACGCAATTTGATACTGATATTTTGCAATAACAAGGACAGCAGCAGGTATACTGCGATGCTCCAAGGAATCATATAAGCTATCGTAAATACGACGCAATAACATAGAAGTGTCGTTGTCCAAGTTGGCAACAACCCACTTACGAACTTCCGAAAAGTTTTTTTCTTTAAGATTTTTAATGAGATCATTTACTGCAACATCAGAGAATACTGCTAATATACCACTATCTATTTTTCCACTAACTGAATATCTTTGACACTCATTAAGAACTCTTCTCCAATCTGGAAAGTGTTGATTAATTAATTGTGCTACAACTTTCTTATCTGTATCAATCTTTTCTTCTTCAAGAATATTTGTAAGTCTTGAAAAGAATTGTGTCGCTATTGTTGGTTTGTCTTTTTTATTAATCGAGAAATCAACAACAGTACACCTACTATGTAAAGGGTCGATAATTTTGTTTTTGTAGTTACACGTAAAGATAAACCTGCAGTTTTTGGAGAACTCCTCAATAGACGCTCTGAGAAGGAGCTGTACGTCGGAAGTGGTATTGTCTGCTTCGTCGATGATAATGACCTTGTGACTCGCCTCAGACGCAAGAGAGACCGTTGCTGCGAAGTTCTTCGCATTGTTCCGAACAGTGTCGAGAAAACGTCCTTCATCCGATCCATTAATAACATAATAGTCTACTCCTAATTCTTTACATAGTGCTTTCGCTACTGTGGTCTTACCAATACCTGGTGGACCTGAGAGCAGCAGGTTTGGTATCTCACCTGCTGTTAAAAAATCCCTAAAAGTTTTCTTGATACTATCAGGGAGAATACAATCTTCAATTTTCTGGGGTCTGTATTTTTCAACCCATATAAAATCACTCATAATAAAATTGCAAC